GATTGTTCGCAATAACCTCATCAGCCTATAATGATACTTCTGCCCAGCCACAGACATCGCAATGGGGGCAGCCAGCGGAGATCCCGGTGGAGGTGAGAGGCCTATGATGCAATAACTGTTAAAAGCAGTTACAACTAATTGCAGTTTATGTAATCGTCCTATAAGCCTTTTAGAAGGCTTTGTGTGTTGGGGATAGTAGTGTCTAAGTACAACACAAATTCATAAATACCTTATATTTTAATATTAGAAGCAATGGGGATCACTTATTTAATACAAGAGACTATATATTTTGTTTTACAAATATAGTGGTCCCTATTTTTGTGATATTAAGAAGAGAAAAGAGATAACAAGATTAAAAATACAAATTATATAGAATGGAGGAACCAATATGACAATGGAGCAATCCGTTAAGGAAGTAGAGTATAAAATGTCTTTAAAACTCTTAAATATACTGCTTTACAGAGGAATTATAACGGAGGTCGAGTATGGGAAGATTGATGAATTGAACCGTCAGACCTTTTCTCCGGAACTTTCTGAAGTATATGTCTAATAACAATAGCTATATATGATTTTCTGTGGTAGTGTATGTTGCTAAGAAGAAGTAAATATCAAAGAAAGGAGGTAAACCATGGCAAAGAAAGTTAGGAAAATAGAGCCTATACATCAGAAAGTCATGTTAGAATTACAGCCTAAAAAAAGAGTATGTGCTTATGCAAGAGTCAGTACAGATTCTATAGAACAACAGGATTCCTTTTATTATCAAGTAGAGTATTATAAGAATTATATAAGTAAGAGAGATGACTGGGAATATGCAGGAATCTATGCTGATGAAGCTAAAAGTGGTACTCAGGTTAAAAAAAGGGATGACTTTTTACGCATGATGAAAGACTGTAAAGATGGCAAGATTGATATGATCATTACAAAGTCAGTCACAAGATTTGCCAGAAATACAGTAGACAGCATAAAGGCAATAAGAAAACTAAAGGCACTTGGCATTGGAGTATACTTTGAAAAGGAAAATATCAATACCTTATCAGAAAAAAGCGAGCAAATGCTTACAATATTAAGTTCCATTTCACAAACCGAGTCAGAAAATATCTCAGCTAACACCAAGTGGGGAATTAGAAAACAGTTTGAAGATGGAACATATAAAATAAATACCCCAGCCTATGGATATATAAATGATGAGAATGGACAGCTGATTATTAAAGAAGATGAAGTTAAAATTATTAGAAGAATTTTCACAGAATATCTAAATGGCAAAGGTACTTATATAATTGCTAGAGGATTAAATGAAGATAATATACCAACTATTAGATCAGCAGAAAAATGGAGATACAGCGTAATCAATGAAATGCTGCAAAATCCTATTTATGAAGGAGATTTATTATTACAAAAGACATACAGCACTGAGGTACTTCCTTTCCAGATAAAGACAAATAAAGGGGAAGTACCTCAGTATTTTATTAAGGATAATCATGAACCTGTCATTACAAGGTCAGAAGGACAAATGGTGCGTGAAATCCTTAAATATAGAAGAGAACAGATGGGAATAGATGATAGCGGAAAAAATCAAAACAGATATGATTTCAGCAGTAAGATTATATGCAGTGGATGCGGAAGTACATACCACAGGCAAAAAGTAAGTATAGGAAAACCAAATGAAAGAGTCCAGTGGTCCTGTTATCAGCATATGAGAGATAAGAAAAAATGCAGTATAAAGGCCATGAGGGAAGAAATTATAAAAAGAGCCTTCTTGACCATGTGGAATAAACTAGTGACTAATTACACAGACATCCTGTACCCGTTGATTGAGTCCTTAAAGAACCTAAGAACTAATGAAGAACAGGAAAAAGAAATAACAGAACTGAACAATAAAATAATGGAACTAACAGAGCAGAGTCAAATCCTAAGTAGAGTAGTATCAAAAGGATATATTGACTCTGCTGTTTTTATAGAAAGGCAAAATGTACTTACTATAGAAATCAAAGAAATTAAAAAAAGAAGAAATCAGTTACTGAATAGTAACGGGTTTGAAAAAGAGATAGAAGGAACTTCACGATTGCTTGACATTATCAGATGCAATCCGGAGATTTTGGAAGACTATGATGAAAATTTATTCATAGAGACTGTAGATAAAATTTTCATAGGAAAAGATTCTGAAATTGCTTTCAGACTTATTAATACATTAGAGCTGACAGAGAATGAAGGAAAGTGAGGTGAACGTGTATGCGAAGAAATATACCAATAGGCTATAAGATAGCAGATGGAAAAATAGTCTTGGATAATAAAAAAGCAGAATTAGTTAAAAAAATTTTTAAGGACTATTTGAATGGAGTATCTACCGATAAAATAGCACAATATCTTATATCCAAGGGAATACCTAATGCAAATAACAAGATTAGCTGGAGTTATGGATCTGTAAGAAGAATATTGGTGAATATAAAATACTTAGGGGATACAATACATCCACAGATTATAGATGAAAAAACATTCGAATTAGTGCAGAAACGCAGGGAGTCAATTGCAATTAGGTTTGGGAAGACTAGCCAGATAAATAAAATAAAAAATCAAGCCATATATAGCGGGAAAATAATATGCGGAGAATGTGGAGAGATTTACCGGGAATATATTAAAAACACTGGCAAGGCATCAGAGATTAGAACTTGGAAATGCAAAAGACATATTTATCAGAAAAAAGAATACTGCAGAAACCTATTTCTAACAAATAAAGAAATAGAAAACATATTTATATCAGGAGCCAATAAAGTCCTATCAAAAATGTGGCTTTTAGATAAAGAAAAGAAGGAAGAACCTTTAAAAACAACTATGGAAATCAGAAAGATAGAAGAAAGAATCAGAGTGCTAGAGGAAGAAGAACAGTTTTCTTCAAAGGAACTATCAGAACTAATCTTTGAAAGGGCAAAAGCCTATTATAGCATCGCTAAAATAGATGACTATGACTATAACACTGAGAAAATGAGACAAGCACTTACTTGCAAAGAAGAGCTGATAGAATTCGATGAAGATTTATTTTCAGCTATAATAAAACAGATAATCATCCATAAGGATGGGAAAATCATAGTGGAATTTATAAACGAAATTACTATGGAGGTAGACTATGAAAAGGTAAGAAGGGGGAGTAACAATGGCAGTACCAGTAAAGAAAAAAGTAGCAGTTATTCCTGCACAGAATATTTATAATAAAAATATAAGGCCAGAATTAAAAGTCCTGAGAGTAGCAGCTTACTGCAGAGTCAGTACAAAACTGGAACAGCAGGAAGGAAGTTATGAGGCTCAGATCTCTTATTATACAGAAAAGATAAATAGCAATTCTAATTGGAAATTGGCAGGTATCTATGCAGATGATGGTATATCAGCAACTAATACGAAAAAAAGAGACGATTTTAATGCCATGATAGAAGACTGTATGGCAGGAAAAATAGATATGATAATCACTAAGTCCGTCAGCAGATTTGCAAGGAATACAGTAGATTCCCTTCAGACAATAAGAAAGCTGAAAGAAAAAAATATAGCCATATTATTTGAAAAAGAAGGTGTAAACACTTTAGAAGGTTCAGGAGAGCTACTAATTACAATTTTAAGCAGTCAGGCACAGGAAGAAAGCAGAAATATAAGCGAAAACACAAGATGGGGAATCGTAAGAAGATATGAAAATGGAATTATCTCAGTTAATCATAAAAAATTTATGGGATATACCAAAGATAAAAAAAGCGGTGAGCTGGTCGTAGTACCTGAACAAGCAGAGATAGTAAGACGTATTTTCAGAATGTATTTAGAAGGAAGTAGTATCTTAGAGATTACCAGAGCATTAGAAGAAGATAAAATTAAAACGGTAACAGGAAAAGATACATGGCATCCTGGAGTAATTGAAAGAATGTTAATTAATGAAAAGTATATGGGAGATGCCTTAATGCAAAAGACCTACACCGTAGACTTTCTGACAAAGAAGCGAGTGAAGAATGACGGAATCGTACCTCAGTACTATATCGAAGATAACCATGAGGCTATTATACCAAAGGAAATATTTTATAAAGTCCAGGAAGAGAAGGCAAGACGTGCCAGTCTTAACAAATCGGCAGTGACAAGAAAAGCAAACAAACTTAAAAAGGAGAAAAGTAAATTCAGCTCCAAATATGCATTAACAGAAATATTAGTATGTGCAGAATGCGGGCATTCATATAGAAGACAAACATGGTCAAAATATGGACAAAAAAGTGCAGTGTGGAGATGCGAAAACAGACTGAAAAATGGTGTGAAGGCAACTTGTAAAAACTCACCTACCCTTAAAGAAGAACCAATACATCATACAATAATGACAGCCATTAATAATGTAGTAGAAAACAATGGAGAGTTTATAGGAGCATTCAGAGAGAATATTATCAGAGTCATAGGTGACCATTCCACAAAAGACATCTCAACAGAATATGATGAAAATATAGAAAATCTGCAAAAAGAAATGCTATCATTAATCGAAGAAAATGCAAAACAAGGAGCTGTAACAGAAGATTTTGATGATGAATACAAAAGGATATCCGAAGAGATAAATGAGCTAAAAAAGGCAAAAATAAGGCTTGTACAAGAGAAGAAACGGGATGAGATGTACGAACAGAAGTTAACGGAGACGGACAGCACCTTAAAGACTGTAAGTCCGCAGGTAAGAGCGTTTGATGAGGACTTGGTACGAAGATTAATTAAAACCATAAAAGTGAGTAAAGGTGAAAGGCTGGAGACACAGTTTGAATCAGGGATAGTTATGGAACAAATAGTAGATTATTATGACTAAGAATATGGGAGCAGTAACTAGAATATAGTAAGTGGTTACTGCTCAGATAATAATAAGGAGAAGCTATTAATGGACTAATGTTTATAATCATTTTGAATTTATTACAGGATCAATTGTAACAGTAAAATATCAAAACTAAGAAAGGATGGAATCATGAAAAAGAATAATCATAAAAATGTAGAGAATGAAAAAAGAACTCCAAAAATTGCAATTTACATAAGAGTTGGAAGCAGAGAGCAATTAAACCTTAATGCGGAAGAGAAACATTATAATTTAAAGATGGAAAGTTTCCAGAAAGAAGAATGTAGTGCAGACAGCAGCTGTGAAAAAGAAAGAGGCATCGGCTATACCACTCATACAGAAATATAATTGTAGAGTAAGGTTTTATTCAAGGTTTTCTAGGTAGTAACTTACTGCCGTGGGAGTACATATTTAATGGGATTAATTAAAAAATGAGGCAAAATAAAAGAAAAACTGAGGTGGAACTATGGAAGATAGAGATTTACAGAAAGAGTATATTGAGCATTTAAATACATTACTTCTAACAGTAGATTTCAAAGAACTTGATGTATCCTGTAATTCAACAGATCATAGCTATGCTAAAGATATATTAAAGAAGATGCATGACATCTTTATAGAAGTTTATAAAACGGATTACCTTGATAGTTATACTTATGAGTTTGTTGAAGTTCCTGCGGTAATTAAGGGAAGAAATACTGGACATATAGGACTTGGAATTGTATCACTTGATCTTGAATCTTCTGGTGAACATTGGGGAACTTTCTTTTTAACTCCAAAAGGAATAATTGAACAAGGTTCTGAAGTTCAATCTGTTTCCGACACTAGGTACTTGAACCAAACTTATATCCCCTATGATTACTGGTATACAATATCTCTGGAACGTGACTATCATGTTGATTTTGATAATGTACCAGAAAAGATTGAAGATATACTTAATGTTTGCCATCCAAATCAGCTAGAAATGAAGATGGAATAATAGAAAGTCCTAATTTTGCAATGAGCGATAGGGTCTTACTCACCACTCATTATAAGATTAGGCAGTAATGGATGAGGTTATGAGTACGAAATAGGTATGAGTTATTACTATGTTGTTTCTATTTCAAGAAGCTCTTAAGACTATTTTGTAGATATAAGAATAGACTAGATAGCTTATAAGATTGTCCTATTATTTATATTTGAAAAATAGTATAATGTAAACTATAATGTAACAAAGTTTTAAATACATACTATTAATTGAGCTGTGCAATGTCTTATGGTTTATACTAATAGACATAAGATGCCATAATTTAATATCAAAAAATCATTTTAAGGATGTTTTCAGAATGAAAAAACGAGTATTTAACTTTGAAGAGACCTTTAAAAACAACATTAATTTATCCCATAAAATTGATCTTAGGAAAGAGTACAGCCATATAAGAGGATACCATGGATGCCGTGTCCTTGATTTGGATGATTATTATAAACATGGGATTGTTCCGATTAACAAAAATGAAACTTTAAAACGTGCATTATATTTGTTGCAAAATGAAGAGCTTAGTGAAGATAAGATAATCGAAGTATTTAATTCGCACTGGATAGAATTAGGGGACACGCATAAATATGTGTGGCTAACTTTAATAAAGAATGAATTGATTGATTTTTGTGGACACTATTTGATATACGGTAGTGAATTTATTTGTGGTATGGCAGCAGAACTACGTTGTCAGGAAAGTTTAAGAAAAGGAATCCCTACGATTTTTTCCTGCGATATTCCGATTGAAAAGATTCCGTCTGATTATTTAGATGATTTAAGTAGAAGGATTCAAGCTGGCTATGGACATAATTTTGGATTTAAAGTTATTGGCTCAATTAATAAGGACGAGATTGTAAAGTGTGAGCATCCTAGAAAGATTCGAGATCCTTTGAATAATTATGTGACATATTCATATTGTTAGAATGCTGTTGAGTGGGGAAAAGGGAGCATCAATAAAGATAAAACAAACAAAAATGTTAAACTATTGTTCAATGAGAGAGTTTAATATAGAGAAATAGAAATCTGGAGTATTTGGTTTGATAGGTATGAGAAGCCAAGTATAAATTTGTAAATGTTAATGAATTAAAAATAATAGATTTGGAATTTTTGAATCTGATAAATGGATTTGAAAAATTACAATGATTGATAATAAAGAACTAGATACATATATGAAGTTACATATACTATATTTCATCTACTACTTTAATTTCCTTATTTAAAAACGGAACAAAAGTGATGAAAAATTGAAAAGGAAGGTTAGATATAAATGGATATTCAAAAATTTGATCCTATGGGCAAAAGTTTTCATTTCCGTTTAAATGAATATTCTTGCTATAAATGTAGTACTGGAATATGTTCATTGGAAAGCATTTCGTTAGATGAATTGAAGAATAGTGAATCATGTGTAGGAGCTATTGGTGAAAGTAGTATACAATATTGTAGAGGGATGGCAAAATTATTTATAGATGATGAATTTACTACGCCTGCCAGAATTCAATTGAATACTCAGTGTGGACATTATACTTTCTCAGATGGACAACATAGGACATGTGTAGTTGCAAGAATTTTAAAAAAGGATGCGAAAGTAGTGTTAAATGCTGAAGTTGTTGAGCAAGATTGTCTGTGTAGGGATTGCTTAATGAAAGCACATTTTGAAGAAAAAGAAAGTTCAATTAGTAAAATTGATAAAATGCTTAAAACAAAAAAATATAGAAATTTAAAACAATCAAAAGAGGATTATGATAAACATGAATTTATCTATACATTTGATAATTAGCAAATTAGGAAAAACTAAGATTATTGATATATTACTTAACTGTAGTCAATAAAGCTTTAAAATGATGCAGAGTAATTTGGAATTTTCAACTTAAAATACAGTTTAAAAGCTGGTAGGTGCTAAGAATTGATTGCCATAATAATCTTATAATCATTTACTGGAATAGGTTTTGTTATATGCTAGCTCAAGAAAACTTGTGTGGAGAATATTCTGTTACGAGGTGCTCGATATTTACGAGATTATTACTATTTATATAATCTATGTAGAGGATATAGTGGAGCTATAAAGGAGACAATATGGGTTTTATAGAAAAAGACTTACTTATTGACAATAAAGTGATAGAAGATGTTTTTGAATATAGGGATATTGATCCAGAGCTATCTCAGGTATATGCATATTTTGAAAATTCGTTTCAAAGATTATTTGAAAGTTATGCAAGTTTATTTAATATAAAAAACTATTGTTTTTACATTCAAAATAATGATATATGTAATGCTTTTGCTTCAAACAGAAAAGGATATAATATAATAGGTATTACAAATGGTTATCCTATTTTGTTAAAAAGAAAATTTGATAATAAGTATCTTAAGGACATTTTATTTGTTAGTATTATGAATGATGAAGTTATTTCTGAAGCATATTGTGATTTAGAAGAGGACTTAGGCTCTAATTTCAGTCAATTTATATTGGACTGTTCAATAAGGTTTACTTTTAATCACGAATTTCAACATATTCTGCAATTAAATTGTGATTCTTTTATTAAAGGAGATTATTTATTACATGAGAATCTTGAAAAGAAAGAATTCGATCTAAAAAAACATGCATGGGAATTTGATGCAGATAGAATGGCGAGTTATGAGGTTTTAAAATATGTATTTAGAATTTATTCAAAACTTAGGATTAAAAATGATGCAAAATTAAAATGTTTATTGTTTATTGGCTGTGCTAGTATGATTATAACTAAAAGTTTATTTTATTTTGGGGTTATAAATCAATTAGAACCTAAATATTCAATAAAAAAAATAGATTTTTATACAAAAGACAATTCTCATCCTCATCCATTAATAAGAACTTTAAATATAATGGAATATTATTATGAGAATATTATAAATGATTTTCCTGAATTAGAAATAGAATCTCAAGAGCTTTTGAATAATGTATTTGGAATTATGAAGTCATACTTTAATTTACTTATTCCTAATCAAGATGTTATGAGTTGTTTATTTAACGATTTCGAAATGTATTTGGATGATATGAATAAATATAATCAAGAAATATATGATTTTGCAATACAGGATAATGCGATTAAAAATCTATTAATATTACGAAATATCAGAATTGAATAACAATTATTCTGAATTTCGAGGGAATTAATTAACTAAATAGGTATAGAGACAGACTCTGTGGAATTTATTTATATGTGAAAAACTATATAGTTAAGACGCTAGATTTAATCTTATTAAAATATTATTAAGAAGAGGAATGAAGATTTAATAGATATTGATAAATTATGTTTACAATATGATTTTCATTTACAGAGTTAAACAAACAATCAAAATCCAACTTTAAATATATAATATAATATAAAAAAAGTATATGGATATGGAATGCCCCTATCCAATGGGAGGGTATATATTGGTAATAAAGATTATGAACTTATAATAATACCTCAAATTGTAATGAACAAAATCTTCAAGTAGATAATTATTTGAGGATTTTGTTGCTTATAATTTTGGTACGAAAATATCAAAATGTATTAGCAGAATTGGATATTGAAAATGGTGCAAAAAGTTGAATAAAGTCATAACAATACTTTGCCACCAAGGGGGGATTATCTACCTGCGACATCAGAATCGTCTCTTCAAGGCACGTTGAGAGTATAATTCTGATGACGTATTGTGGTTCAGAGGGCAAGAAGTAGAAGTTGACCACAACATATAGTGGTTTGAGGACGGAATTTGGGTCAAAAATCGGTGAAAAAACACCGTTTTTTGACCCTTAAAAATAGGCTAAAATATAGATGACATTGGATAATTAGAGTTATGATAGATGGTAATTAGAAAAACTAGGTTGATAAATGGATGGATGGCTTATATACTATAGATGAATGTTAGTAGGAAAATGCGAAGCAAAGATTATTTATATTTGACGGAGGTTAAATAGTGGAATACATTGGGATAATTCGCCACGGTTATGAATGGATATAATATTAGAAGAATACATAATATTACAGTAAATTCTATATATAGATGGAAATATTGCAGTAAGCTACAGGACTAATACATAATAAATGAGATTTGGCCAGTATCTAATCTTATAATAACTTTAAAGATCTTATATAAAAGGAAGTGTTATATTATAATGGAATTGGTATAAGAAACTATTAGCCTTAAAGCTATGCTCAAGATTATATAGGAAAAAGACTAAGTGCTTTTTAGCTACTTACAGGCGAATTACTTGCAAAGTTTTATTTTGATAACTCATAAAAGGATATCATTGATTATGATAGATTAGATGAACGAATATATGAATAGATGCATAAATTTAGTTTTATAAGGGGGGTAAAGTGTTATGATAATTATGATATTGGGAGTAATATCGGATGAAGAAAAGGATTTGGTTAATAAGATCTTTTCAGAATTAAATGTACGAATGTATAATGTTTCATATAAGATATTAGGAAATAAATATGATGTAGAAGAAGCTCAATCTGAGACATTTTTAAAAATCATGCAAAATATAGATAAAATATCCGCTTTACCCTGTCCCCAAATAGAGCCTTATTGCGTTAGAATATTGAAGAATGAAACAATAAATATTATAAGAAGACGTGGCAAGATAGTTTATATTAATGATATGGATTTATTAGAAGGTGTTTATGAGGGATATAATACTGAGGATGAATTTTTGAAAGTAGCTGATACAGAAAGGTTACAGACTTGCATTGATAGACTTTCTGATGATGAACAAGATTTTATTCACTTACGCTTTACTGAGGATAGAATACTTAAAGATATAGCTGAGTTTTTTGATATTACTGAAGAAGCTGCTAAAAAACGTAGTCAACGTATTTTGAAAAAATTACGAAAATATTATGAGGGAGGTGATGGGAGTGTCCAACACGGTTAATGATGCTGTGAAAAATGTGTCGGAATTAGCTTTGCAATCAAGACTGGAAAAATTGAGCGTTATAGACATTAGTACAATTGTATATAGCCCATTATCAGCAGATCAGACTAATAAATTAGCTGTAAAAATCAACTTACTTCCTTCTGAATATCAAAATATTCTTTTCTTTCGATATTGTTTTGAGAGTACAGATTATGAGATAAATAATCTATTGGATATAAAAAACACTAAAAGCAAATTGCTTTATATTCAAGACTTGTTATCGAAAATTATGAAATTAGAAAATTCATGGATTGATGAAAGTTCTTTGAAGAAATCTTGTAAATTAGCACTTGAAAAAAGTATGAAAGACTATAATAGTATTGAGGTACTACATCAGCCTACTTATTCTAAGTCTTTCAGGCGAAAACTAAAAGATATTAAAATTCCACAAAAGGCTAATAGCATATTTATGATAATTGCCAAAAAAGTAGCTGTATTTATATTGGTATGTTTTTTGAGTTTTTCTACTGTTTTAGCTGTAAATGCAGAGGTGCGTGAAAAGTTTTTTGAATGGGTCGTTGTAATGTATCCTAAGTTTAGCATCTTCATACCTCAATCTACAGATAAAGAAAATGGTACTACCGATCTAAAATCATTAAAAATCAATTATGTTCCTATCGGTTTTGAATTAACTAATGTTAATGAAGGCAATAATATGCTTATTTATAATTATTATACAGAGGATGATAAAAAACTAGATATAATTTTTTTGGCATCGTCCAGAAAAGGTAAATCATATTATGATACTGAAAATATAGAGATAGAAGAGTTTATTTTTAAAGAATCTAATGCTTATATGTGGCAAACTGATGAAATGGCTTATTTAATGTGGTTTCAGGATGATGTTGAATGTCATATTTCAGGAAATTTAGATAAAGATAATGCACTTAATATACTTG